TGATAAAAAAGAAAAAGATGCAATTATTACAGGTTTAAAACCTTGTAAGAAAACTTCATTTTCTGTATCGTTAATAAAGTAGAAACTTAACAATGAGTGACAATCAAGATATTATAGCCAATCTTATTTTATCTGGTGCTTTAGAGGTTGCTGGAATAGACATTGAAACTGGGGAACCATTATATAATTTTACTTCTAAATTAGAATATGTTAATCCAGAACTTCATAACGAGATGGCTACATATTTTACCAGAGAAACCATGGCACTTTGGCAGCACGGTTTTATAGCAATGGATGTAACTCAGAAAGAACCAACAATTAATTTATTACCAAAAGCCTTTAATAAAGAAGAGGTTGATAAGTTAAAAGAAAATAATAAGTACACATTAAAAGAAATAATTAGAATCATTATGGAAAAAGAATAAAACAAATGGAATTTTTATTAGGTGTAGTAACAACAACTCTTATACTATTTTTATCTACTTTATTCTTAATCAATAAAAAAAATAAACGTGATCCATTTTTTTTAATTAAATACAGCCAAAGCCATATACATAAAATTTTAGCACCAATTCTTCCACAGGTTGATCAAATAACTAAAAATATTCCTAAAAATAATCAATCAAGAAAACATCTTAAAAGTGTAAATATTAGGATATTGATTGTAGATGGCAAGGCATATTGGACTAAAAATAACGTATTTTATGTGTCTGACATTATTAATGGGGATGTAGATAAAGATAATGCTAGGGTAGTTGACACAATGGGTATGAGTAAGGTAGAATTAGATAAGATGCTTTTTATTATAGACCAACTTAGAAAGGGTGAATAGTTATGATAATTGCAGTTCAGGGCAGCAAAAGTTTTGACGATTATAGCATATTCATCAGGGCTATGGGTGTAGCACTAGCATCACTGCCAGAAGATGATACTAAGTTTTATATCTATTCAGCAGGTCCAGCAAAAATTAATTCTATGGTTTCAGAGTTTTCAAATTTATCTGAGCGAGGATTAAGGGCAAGGGGTAAGAAAATTAAATTTTTTAAAGTTGCCCCAACTTGGCTAAAAGAAAATTTTGATTCAATTGGATACTTTGCTTATTTAAGTACTCCACAGGATCAACCTTCTGCATTAGTTGCAGAAGCAGAACTTCACAACGTTGAAGTTGGAATATTCCGCTACTAGAGAAAGAAAAATAATGTTACAACATAAACACATATTAATTAATGCTAGAGTAAAGAATCCACTAAAAACTCCAGAAGATGGTGTTGGTTTTTTAACAAGACTAGTTTATGCAATACAAATGAAAATTATTAAAGGTCCATTTGCTTCTTATGTTGAGGCAGAAGGAAATCGTGGCTTAACAGCAGTAGTAATGATTGAAACATCCCACATTGCTTTTCACATTTGGGATGAAAAAGATCCTGCAATGTTGCAATTTGATTTATACACATGTGGAGAACTAGATAAAGATATTGTTCTTGAACACATAGATAGAGAAATGCAAATTGAATCAATGGATTGGATTCTGTTTGATAGAGAGACTGGCTTTAAAGCAATTGATTTAGGTGCAAAATGATAATTGATAAATTAGAAGTTATGGAATCAATTGTTTCAAATAATAAAAAGTTGTCTTGGGATGGTTGGGATGTAATAGAGATGACACAATCAGATAAGGGGCGTTTGTCTACTGCTGGTGCCTTTGTTAATGGAGCATGGTATATTAAAAAAATATTTTCACCATCAAGAGATGGTTGGAATATTCCAACTAAATACGTAGGATAATATGAAAATGATTTAATGCTTAGGCCAGCCATAGACAAACTATGTTCAGAGTGTCCTGTTATGAAAGAATGTTTTTCTGTTGGAATCACTCAAAAAGAATGGGGAGTTTGGGGCGGTATTTATCTTGAACAAGGAGAAATATCTAGAGAATTTAATAACCATAAAACAAAACCTATCTGGGCAAATATTTGGCAAACCTTAACCATGGGTAATAGTAAATAATAGCCTCTGATATAATGTTATAGGACTAATAATGTATACTGACAGCATGAAAAGGGCTTTTCGTTCTATTACTGCACCTAAAAACTTTGGTGTGCAGATTGTAGACAACGATAACTTTTTGTCTGTAAAAATAGATGCTAGGTCTTTGATTAAATTAGATCATGATTCAAAGATAGAAGCAGTTCAGTACATATTTAAAGTTAAAAAGGCATTGGAGCAAAATGGTGCCATAGTTTTACTGACAAGAGAGGCCATCAAAGATGCAAAATAGTTGGTTAATATTTTTATTAATATTTACTACAGCATTGTCTATGGCAACTGTATTAAAAAACATATGGTTAAAGTTCAAGTATACTGATGCTTTAAGTAAGATATTTCAAATGCAAATAGATGCAACTACAACAAATGCTTTTCTACTTGATAAATTAAAAGATAGAGATAAAGAAGAGTCTGTAAAAACAGATGTTCAAGAAGGTTTTATAACTTTTCTTAATCAGTCTAGAGAGTCTGCTTTTGAATATATAGAAAATGTACAAAATACATTAGGCAATGTCATAACAGACTTACGTCCAATTGTAGAGTTTCATGATAAGTACGGTGCTATTTTTGATACAGATACTAGAGATCAAATGAGTGTTGTATCCAACTCATTTCATGAATTAAAGAAATTGGTTCCAGAGGAGGTAGATCTTGATAAGGCTTAAAGACCCAACAGAGGTAGCCTGGAGTGCTTTTCGTGTATGTGAAGAATATTCTTGTGCTGAAGAATCAACAAGAATATTTAATGATCATCCACGAGAATTAAACTTATGTGACTTGCATATGAGTCAGGTACAAAGGACAATGTTTTTATCATGACCAACAGTCAAGAAGTAAACTTTATTCCATCTAGTCAAGATGCAGAGTTTATGACTCCACGACCACAGTCTGCAAAAAACTATTTACCTAAATGGTTTAAGGATATGCCAATTCTTCAACCAACACTCAAAGGTAATAGGGAAGACGGTACAGCAAAAAAATGTCCACCTTTTATAGATGCATTAACTTCTGGATATACTCAAGAATTAATATGTGATGTTGAAATTGTTAATCTAGGTACTGATCCAAATACAGGAAATGATATTTTAAATTATAAATGGGCAGGACCAATTAAACCATTGTCAACAAGAGCACATGACACTGATTCTAGAAGAGTGTTTCCAAACTTTGATGGATACTATACTACGGAGTTTCACTGGATAACTCAGTGGGAACCTCAAACTCCTGCAGGGTATAGCACATTATATTTTCATCCAGCAAATAGATTAGACTTACCATTCTTAACAATGAATGGTATTATAGATACAGATAAATGGTCTGTTAATGGACCAATACCTTTTATGGTAAAGAAAGGGTTTGAAGGTTTGATACCTGCTGGAACTCCAATATATCAAATGATTTTTATTAAAAGAGAAGATTGGACTTCTCAAGGATTAGAATATAATGATAAACAATTTAAAAAAATGTCTTATGGAATTAAAAAAGTAATGGAAAATGGATACAAAAAAAACTTTTGGTCCAAGAAAAGTTACTCATAGGTTTGGGCATATTGAGTGCTCAAAGAAAAAGGAGAAATAAATAATGGATAACAAACAACTAAAGGCTGCTCTTGCATCATACGGACGTTCTGTCCTTGGTGCTGCACTAGCATTGTATATGACTGGCGTAACAGATCCAAAAGATCTAGCATACGCACTGATAGCAGCAATTGCACCAGTAGCATTACGTGCAATTAATCCAAACGATAAAGCATTTGGAAGACTTCCAGATGTAACAGAAGTTGAAAAAGCAGTTAAGTCTGCTAAGAAGCCTGCTAAAAAATAAACAGGTATGATTTGAGGCAGGTGGTTTTAATTAACTGCCTGTCTCATTATTAAATAAAACACCCAGTAACTCCATGTTTAAACTTTCCTGGAAACATGATTAAATCTCCAGCATTTGGTTTGATTTCTTTATTAAATTCTGGAAAAAATATTTTTCCTCCAACATATTCATCATTTAAATAACAAATTGCTGCTAAATTATATTTATAATATCCATCATGCATTGCTGGAGATCCATCTGGACGTTCACAATCAGAATGAACTGGCATTGGTTTATCATAGCCAAGATTCCACTTTATTAAATGACTTGGTATATAGGCTTTATAATCAAAGTCAACATTGTATGGTATAGCATAATGCTGGCATATTTGATCATATATTCTTTTTTCACTATCTATAAGTATATTGATAACTTCTTGGTTATCTATATTATTTCTGTCAATTCCACCTTCTGCCCTACATTCCTTTAGCCAGTGATTAACTAGGGCAAGGCTGTTTTTATTTATAAAGTTTGATATTGTAACTATCCTATTTTCAGAATATCCTATTTTGTCAAACTGCTCTAAATACTTTTCATAAACCATATAGAAATTATAGCACCAAGAGGTGGTATAATGGATTTATGCCATATCATGTTGGAGCAAAAGGCTCATACGGATGTAAAGGGTACCCTGCCCTAAAAGACGACGGTACAGTCATGGGTTGTCATAAAACAGCAAAAGAAGCAGCAGCACAAATTTATGCTATTAATCGTTCTGAAGGTAATATAGGTAAAGCCATGGTTAAAGAAGGCGACATGGTTATGGCACCACATGAAGAAGAAATGTATGTTGGTCGTGTAGTTCATGTAATGACAGAAGGAATGCTTGGTATGCCAGGATCAGAATATTCTCTTGAAGCATCACCAGAAGAGCCTGCTATTTTAATTCAATTATTTGAAATGGAAGAAGGCGAACTTGAAGAAACAGAATACTTTGTTGGTGCAAAAGCAAAAGATGTAATGATTTTACCTAATATGGAAAATGATGAAGAAATGGATAAGTCTATGTCTTCAGGATCTTCTGATGATGAAGAAGATGAAGATGATGTAAAAAAAGAATATGAAGGTTGCGGATGTCCAACATGTAAAGAATTAAATGTAAGTTGTGAACAATGTCCAGTATGTCAAGCAAATGAAATGAAAAGTGATTGCTGCGGCAACATGAATAAGCAAGCCCCATGTTGGGATGGATATGTACAACGTGGTATGAAGCCAGGAGCAAATGGTAAGCCAGTTCCTAACTGTGTACCTGCAGCAAAAGCAGATGATCTTTGGGAAGATGACGATACTGTTGTTTATGAAACAGATGGTTTATCAAAAGCAGATGGATATTCTCCACCAGCAGGAGCACGCTCAGCAGCACGTAAAGCAATTAAGTTTAAAGAAGATGGAAAAGCAAATGGTGCTGGAACATCAGTTGGTTGGACTCGTGCAGGACAATTGGCAAGAGGAGAATCACTATCTCTTAGTACGGTAAAAAGAATGTATTCTTATTTTTCACGTCATGAAGTAGATAAAAAGGGTAAAGACTGGGGCAATCAAGCCAATCCATCTAACGGATATATTATGTGGTTAGCATGGGGTGGCGATGCTGGTTTTGCATGGTCAAGAAGAATTGTTAATGCTGAAAAAGATAAAGCATTGTTTGCTGACTTTGGTAAAGATTATACCAAATCAAATAGAATAGTTTTATAATGAGCAATAATAGATTAAGAAAAAATAGACTTAAAAAATATGCTCATAATCCATTTCAAATAAAAGATGGATGGATTGTTCGTGTTAGAAAAGATGGAACTATTAAAGAAAAATTTTCTAGATATGTGGTTAATCACAAGAAACAAGATTAATTATATAGTTTCTTGATGATGTGTAAAGTTTAATGGCATATGTTCAAAAGATTTTGAATTAAAAATATAATCTGCTAACTGATCCTTGTCTCCTTTTAATATCCAAGCCCCTCCCCATGTAAGATCATAAATTAAATTCATATTGTTTTTTTCTGCATAATTAATTACATATGACAATACCTTTGCTGAATAATCATTAGTTTGAGCATTCATTATTAAAAATTTATTTCCATTATAGTCTTCTGCAGTCACTGTAACATTAGAGTTTTCTGGTTTCATCCACATAGGAACATCTTCATATTTAAGCCACATGCATTGATATGACTTACATGGATGCTCTGGTCTATCGCTATAGATGCTACAGTTTTTATTTGCTATGTCTAAAAAATAACAAGGCTTTTTGTTACCAAAGCCATGTCCATAAATTAATCCACCTACGGTTGTTCCATCACAACATTTTGTACATGTGCCACATTGTTTAGTCACTACCAACCACCACCACAAATTTCTTTGTAATGATATTTAGTATTTTTTCTTATACCTTTTTTGCTAGGACCATAAATGTCAGCAAAACAGGAAGGGCATTGATAATACCACTCTTTGGCAAAATAATCATATATAAAGCCTTTTAAAGTTTTATTTTTATTTATAACAAATTCTTCAAAGGGATAAAGCACATCGTCTGGAACCATTGATCTAGCCATATATATAGTATACCAATCAGTGATCAAAAAGTAAAGAGCAGTTTACAGACATGCTCAGGTCCCTCTAGTTAATATCCGAATTAAATAACTATGAGTCTATTTTACCTGAATTTGTTTAGGCTTTTTGTCTTCTGGTATGATTCTTTCAATCTTTACAGTCAACAAGCCATCAAGCAATTCAGCATTAGTTACTTCCATATATTCACCCAGTGCAAAAATGCGGGTAAATTTACGAGAACTTATTCCCTTATATACAGTCTTGGAATCATCCGTATTGTCTTTCTTTTCACCTTTAATGACAAGAGAACCGTTATCTACGGTTACCTCAATATCATCCTTAGCAAAGCCAGCAAGAGCAATATCTACCTCATATGTATCTTCATCAATTTTGATTAGATCATAAGGTGGATACCCAGTACTGTTTGTTTGTACTTTTTTGAAACGCTCTAACTCACGGTTAAAGCCAACAAAAAAAGGATCTTGAAAAAGATCCAACATAGTTGTTACCATTTATTTCTCCTTTTCAGCGAGTTGTTTTTGTCCCTCCTAAGAGCAGACAATATAATTATATCATATTAGATATTATTTAACAAGTCCCTATATCCATCTATGGTGCCAGCATCAAAATATGCACCATCTACTTCAAAGGCATACATATTGTTTAATTCATCTACTATTAAGTATTCAAGGTCTGCACCTATATGCATATTAAATCTATTAAGTTTGCTTAGTATTGTGCTATTTAAAGCAAAAGCACCCCACATATGTGGATAATCACAATCATTTACTTTTTCCTTTATGTCGATGATAGAGTTTTTAACTAATTCAACTTGACCAACTTTTCCCTTTAATTCATCATGCATTGGCCAACATGCAATAGAGATCATGTTATTTTTGATAGAACTTGATAGTTTTATATATGGGTTTTCACCTTGAAAATATGTATCAGGCATTCCAACTATATAGTTATCTGCTTTATATTGTTCTGACATTTTAACTAATGCATCATTCATAGTAGATGGTTCTATTATAATAATTTCTACCTTGTTTAAATTAAAAGATTTTACTAACTCATACCACTTGCTGGTTGTGCTTATAACTATTTGATCAACATAAAAACTCATTTGTTGAACTTGTCTTTCTATTAAAGATGTATTGTCTTCATCACAAGGAAGAGCAAACTTAGGTAAACCATTCATTCTTGATGCCTTGCCAGATGCTGGAAGCAACCCTATGGTTTTCATTCTAAGCCCATAGATTTTCTTAATTCATGAATCTCATTGTAGGCTTCTTCACTTTGACTAAGTGTTTTTGAATTACAATATTGTAGAATAGTTACCGCACACCAATGCTGAACTTTTACATTATTTTGTAACGCAATTAAGAAAAATGCCCAATCTGCTATTATATAGTCTGGGTATCCACCAAGTCTTTCCCATAAAGATTTTCTTATTGGGCTATTATGAAAAACTCTATGATCTTCAAAACCTTTACTTAGCGAGGCCCAGTTTGCTGTAGGCTGTAGCATTCTGTGAAATTTTGTAAAGTTTTCTGGTCTTGTTTCTACAAAAATGTTATCTCTTGTTACATCTCTAGAAGCCAGCACAATATCAACATCTGGTCTTACAACTTTTTGAAAATCTAATGCATTAGGATACAAGAAATCGTCAAATCCAATTGGAATAAACCACTCTGAAGTTACTGCCCCTATTGCTGTGTTAGCCATTTTTGCATAATTTCTTTCATAACATTCGACCAATTTAATATTATAATCTTTATGCTGTTCAACTAACTCTCTAACACCAGTATCATCATCTGGATGATGTGCTATTATTATTTCATCTGGCTTAATTCTTATTCTTTCTATATAGTGCCACCACCTAGGAATGACAATCTTATATTTATTGCCCCAGGCCACGGTAATAAGTGATGTAGAGTTCATATGCTACAATTATAGCATGGAGCAATTTAGAGGCGAAAATAAAAGATTTGATTATATAAAAACATCAAAACTAATTAATGCTAAACTTTTTGCTGACAGGTTTGATGAAAATGTTTTGTCTATAATTCCCAATAACGGCTTGTATTTAGAGTTAGGTGCAGGTGGTGGAGATTATTCAAAATGGTTATTAGATAGAAAAAAATTCGATTTATCATATTTATTAGATTTTTTTAATCAACCTTGTGCAAGGTATGGAAGATGGACTGCTGAAAATCATGAAAGTTATGTTAAAAAACTACTTAAAGATAAAAATATTAAAACTATTGCTGGAGATATAAACGATACAATTAAAACTATAGATCAAAAGTTTGATTATATCTATATAGATGCATCTCAAGACTATGACTCAGTATCTGGCTATTTAAAAGCCTGTGACAAACTTATCAATAAGGGCGGAGTCATAGGAATAAATGATTACACCTTTTGGAGTTATTTTGAGCAAGAAGAATATGAGTGTGTTGAGGCAGTAAATAATTTTTTAAACAACAGCGACTGGTATGTAGTTGGATATGCCCTTGGATATTGTGGATACTCAGATATATACATTAAAAAGGATTAATCTATGTATGATATAATTAATGTTATAGCGAAAGGTATTTAATTGGATCCTATAAAATTAGCCAATGCAAAAATAAATATAACTCAAAGTCGTTTAGGTAACAACTATAAACACGAACAGCCAGCACCAGGAATACATATATACAATAATGTATGGCCAAGCGGTATTGACTATATCAAAAAATTAGATGAAGATGGTAGATTTGTTAGAGAGGATTATATTTATGATTCAGAAGGAAATGAAATTTCAAAAGATGTTGGCAAAAAGGGTGTAAGCACTTGGATAACATTTGATGAACCAGAAAAAGATTTAGAGTTATGCAAAGTTTTTGAAGACATTGTAGATTCATACCTTTGGCATTATGATTTAGATCCACAGAGTAGAGAGTATTGGAGAATAAGTAAGTATACTGAGGGTGATTATTTTGGTATGCATCCAGATGATTCTTATGGAACACCAAGAACCGTGGCAATGGTTTATTATCCAAATGACGATTATGAAGGCGGAGAACTTGAGTTTATACACTTTGGAGTTAAGATAAAACCTAAAGCAAATCAATTGTTTTTATTTCCAGCATCCTATGTGTACGAGCATAAAATACATGATATAGGTGCGGGCAATCCAAGATATACAATAGTTGCATTTTTTTCTAACATCACACAAAGAGAATTAGATACAAGATTAGCAAAGATACCATTTCCTTATAGAGCAAACTTACAATATTTAAGAGATTTGAATAAAGACTATCACACAAAATGAATAAGTTTGTAGATATTTTAGGAAATGATATTAGTTTAATTAAAACTAAAGAAAACTTTATGGATAATGATGATCATAAAAAAATGTTGGAATTCTTAGACTGGGTATCATCAATACAGCCACAAAAAAGACAACATATTCAAGAAGAGATAGATAAGGTTATTACTTCAGAAATTATTGAGATACAAGATAAGTATAATAAAAAAATTATAGAAACTGCAACCGAACTTTATGGTTTAGAATTTATTGATGATGACACACATTT